TGGGCAGTGCTAATGATTGGTACAATGCTATTAGTCCGGGAGAAACCCCGGAAAGTCGGAGAATGATGCAGGACGATATGAAAGGTATCAGTAAGGAACAACAGCAAAATCCATTGAAGATGGAACCTGTCAACCCTACTGAACGAGCGTCTTTAGCACCAAATCCACAGTGTAAAGAAGCAGTTTGCAGTTCTAATTTCTGGGTTCCAGAAAGAGGATTATGTTTATACTGTGGGTATAGAAAGTAAGAAATAAAATAAAAATAATAATAAGGAGGACCTCAGTTCCATGACGACAGAAATAACACAACAAGAAGCATTAGATTTAGTAGAATTATCAGACCAAGCAAACGTTATCTTGGAACATAGGTATTTATTAAAAAACACCGACTCTAAAATTATTGAATCTCCAACAGATTTATTTAGACGTGTTGCTAAAGCAGTAGCATCTATTGATTCTGACTATATTACTTTACCGGTTGAAACAAATTTAACTGAGCAAGATTTTTTTACAATGATGAAGAACTTAGAGTTTGTGCCAAATTCCCCTACTTTGATGAATGCTGGTACTGAACAAGGGACACTGTCTGCTTGTTTTGTATTGCCTTTAGAAGATAGTATGGAAGGGATAATGAAAGCTTCTCACGATGCTGCTATGGTACAGAAATTTGGTGGAGGTACCGGATTTTCTTTGTCTAAGTTAAGACCTAGAGGGGATAAAATTCAATCTACCCATGGTATTGCCTGTGGTCCAATCGAGGTTCTAAAGACTCTTTCACGAGTATCTTCTATGATAACTCAGGGCGGTAAAAGAGATGGGGCGAATATGGCAGTGATGTCAATTTACCACCCGGACATTTTAGAATTTATTGAATGCAAATCAAAAGAAGGTGATATACATAACTTTAATATTTCAGTCGGAGTTGATTCTAATTTCATGAAAGCTGTAGAAGGCAATATGGATTACAATTTAATTAACCCTAAAAGCAATGAAGTTGTGGGAACTCTTAGTGCACGTGAAGTATTTAACAAGATTGTTCATGGGGCGTGGAAAAATGGTGAACCCGGAATGATTTTCCTTGACCAAGTAAATAAAGATAATCATGTAATAGATACTTATGGTGAAATGATTGCTACAAACCCATGTGGTGAGCAACCGCTACTAGGTAATGAGTCTTGTAACTTAGGGTCTATCAATCTAGCTAAGTTCTATCAAAGGTCAGATGGGCCTACTCATGGGTGGCAAGAGAAAATAGACTGGTCTAGATTAGAGCATGTGATACAAACATCTGTTCATTTCTTAGACAATGTTATAGATGCTAATAAGTACGCTACTCCTGAAATAGAGCAAATGACTAAATCAACTAGAAAGATTGGTTTGGGTGTAATGGGCTTTGCAGATTTATTGATTCAAATGCAAGTTCCTTATAAGTCTAAACTAGCAAGAGAAATTGGTAGCAAATTGATGCAGAAAATTCGAGAGATAGCTGACCAAGAATCCTTAGACTTAGCCGTTAAGAGAGGTGTTTTTCCAGCATGGGAGAACAGTAATTACGATAGAGAGACCGAACAATTTAGGAATCACTGTAGACTTACTGTAGCACCCACAGGAACAATATCAATGATAGCGGACACATCTAGTGGTATTGAGCCTACATTTGCATTGGCTTGGAAGAAACAAAACATTCTTGAAGGCAAGACACTAAACTACGTAAACAAATATTTTGAAGCAGATGCTAAAAAGCATGGGTTTTATTCTGAAGACTTGATGGATTATTTAGCTGAGGGTGGTTCTTTAGCTAGTGCTCCACAGGTCCCAGACTGGGCAAAAGATGTATATGCTACCGCTCCTGAGATATCTCCAGAAGACCATGTACTGATGCAAGCTGCTTTCCAAGAACACTGTGATTCAGGTATTTCTAAAACAATTAATTTTGCTAATTCTGCTACTGTAGAGGATGTAGAAAAGGCTTATATGCTTGCTTGGGGAGAAGGTTGTAAAGGAATTACAGTCTATAGAGCGGGTAGTAGAGAAAAAGAAGTGCTTGTAAAAGGTAACAAAGAACAGGCAGAACAACCAACTTTAGATGGATTTGACTTAGAAGAACAGGTTCTAAATGAAGCCGAGGAGTACGATTGTTGCGATATTCCTAACATAGTTTTTGAGTCAGGTTGTGAGACATGTAAGTCTTGTGGGTGGAGTGCTTGTAAGATTTCGTAGGTAAATACGAAAAAGATAGTATAATATAAAGATAGAAAAGTTTTAGGAGAGACCTATGGTATTAGGAAACATGATGAATGAGAGCGGTCAACAGTATGTAGCTATCAAAGATGATAAGAATACATGGAGAATATTAGATACTTGGCACGCAGACTTAAAGATGTTAAGTGCTGATGATGATATTCCAGATGACAGTGCTGCAGTAGTGGCTTTATCTGAGGGGCAATTTATTGCCTTAATAAAGGAAGCTGGTAGTTTGGGGGTTTTGGAAAATGCAACCTTTGGAACTGGCGAGGCTGAACTTGAAGCTATTATTTTAGACCGGGACCAAGAAATTCAAAAACTAAATGAAGAAATATTAGAGTTAAAGGAACAAAAGTCTGAAGTTATACGAGACGTAGAACATTCAGAAGATTATCAGCTAAAAGAAAAAGCTATGGATAACATATTAAAGTTAGTATCAATGCAAGATATGACTAAATTAAGCAGGGATTAATAATGAAATTATCTGAATATCTACCTCAAGTTCCCCAAATGCAACAGCAGATGGCAGACTTAAATAAACAAATAAGTTTATTAGATGTAATGAAGTCTACTGGGGATACAGGGAACGCCCCAACTATAGGTCTAGACCAAATTGTAAATACTTGGGTTAGACACCAAATGGCTTATCGCCAGCAATTAATACAAGACTTACAAACAGTGGCGTATTCTGTAGAAGAAATTAGAGGACCGGTATCACATATTACAGGAGAGGTTTTCAGACGAGGTATACAGATAAAACCTAGTGCTGATAAACCTGATACAGAACAAAGAAAACGATTAACTAAGTGGCTAAAAGACTGTAATGTGTTTGACCAAAGCATGGAAGAAGTATTACGGCAGTTTCATTTTGATGTTAATACTTTAGATGATGGGTTTCTATACTTAGCTAAAGAATATAAAGACAATGGTGATGGGACTGTTTCTTCTAGACTTCAAGAAATCCGAAGGTTGAATCCTGCGTTAGTTGAATTTGATTTAGATTCAGCGGGCTTACCTAAAAATGCACATTTTGTTTGTCCTATACACAGAGAGAGTATACAAGAGTCCGGTGAAGTATGTGCCCAAGACGACTGTAATGTAAAACCAAAACCGGCAATGTATAAGTATTATCATAGAAGTGCTCACTTATATTTCTTTGATGAGGAAATTATACATCTATCTAAATTTTCACCATCTGAAACATATGGATGGTCACCAATACTTACTATTTTTGAAAAAGCTTTGACCTTAGTAGGTATGGATAAAAACCTTTACAGATATTTCTTTGAAAGAAAGATGCCTGCAAGTATGTTGATGGTAACTACAGATGACCCAGAGTCCTTACGTAGAGAGCGAGAACATATTGCTGCTCAAACAAGAATGGACCCTAACTATATACCAATGGTAGCTGTGTCTGCTAGAAATCAAAGAGGTAGAGTAGACATGGTTAGACTGTTTCACAGTTTACAAGAGATGGAATATTTACCAGTCAAGGATGAAATTAGAGAGCGAGTATCAGCTATGTGGGGTGTTACTCCAGCATGGCAGGGTGCTCCAGACGCTTTTGGCGGACTATCTCAACAAACTCAACAACTAGTAGTTATGAGTCGTGTAGTTGAAAGTGACCAGAGACTATTTCATGAAAAAGTATTCCCACAATTATTAGATGCTTTTGGTGTAACTGATTATCATATTGAGTTGCCTCAGCCAGAAGAAAAAGCAGAAAATACTAGAATTGCACACGCTCAACAAAAAATAGCAATAGTAAACCAGTTTGCTCAATTAGGATTTGATGTGAAACTAAAAGAACAAGATGTTGATGTGTTTGAAGCAGACTTTATAGTTAGTGGAGAACCGGTTCCTACAGCTAAAATGCAAGCTGAACAAGCCGCAATGCAGTTAGAACAGCAACAACAACAAATGCAAATGCAAGAAGAGCAGATGCGTCAACAACAAGAAATGGAAGCTCAACAGCAAGAAATGGTGGGTGAGGGTGAAGAAGTCCCAGAAGGTGGAGAAGAAGGCGGTGAACCTATTCAAGCCATGCTAAAGGCTTATAAACCCCCATCACAACGTAAATTTAAAGGTAGAACTGGTGGGGTAACTCCCGATTGGAGTGATAAATCTCCAGATGAAGAAAGAGATATTGATGAGTATGCTGAAGCTCGGGCTAAGAAAAACGAATTGACTCTGTCTAAGTCTTGGGTAGAGTCTTTGACTGAGAAAGGATTTACTAGCCCAATAATAAAAGAAGTTAATCCAGCTTTGACAAAGATGTGGTTTTCGGAAAACAATATAGATTACGTGGCAAACTTAGGGTCTAACGGTATAACCACAGTTGAGAAAGCTATTTTTCCAGACCCAACAAAGATTCCCCCTAGAGGCACTAAGGGTAAAACTAAAAACGCAACAGAACCGACTGATATAGATATTGAAAATGAGTAATATTCAAAAAGAAGAACACAATCATTCAGAAGCTCAAGATGTATACAGAGTTGATTTAAATTTACCAGTAGGTAAACAAAAAATTCTGAAGGCAGAAGGGGATTATGACAGAGGCTTACTAGTAAAACTACTAAAAGATGGTGGTTACGAAGTAGCTTATTGGTTAGAAAAACCTGAAATATACCCAATAGAAATACTAATTGATGGAGAATCTGTGTCTAAAGACGCTAAAATAGTTTCATTTAGATTCCACCCAGAGCTTAAAAAAGACCAGCCTATTGCTAAAGAAAATGGCGGTGGCGGAAATGGTGGCGGAGGCAATGGCGGTGGTAACGGTGGTGGTAATGGCGGCGGAACCAGCAGTGGTTTTGGCGGTACTGTATTTACTTCTACAGGTTCTGGCATTTTCAATCCAACATATGGAGGTGGAGGTGGCCGCAGGAAAAAACGAAAAAGAAAAAAGCGAACTGGTATTCACAGGTTAGCTGACTTTATAAATGAGTTTTCTCCCGAAAAAAAGATGGTAAAGAAAAGCACTGATTTTACTTTAGAATTAGTAAACTGGGTTACTGCAGAATTACAAAAGGATGATATAAAGTTTAGACAACAAACAAGTTCAGAAGATATCAACCCTCAAACCAAAATAGTGCAAGAAGATAAAAACCCTGTAGAGTTTGATGGCGAACCAGATAAAAATGCTGCCATAGAACAAAAAGAAATGGAGCAGAAAATTCGTAATTTAGATGACAAAGAAGATATAAAAGACAACAAGCCCGATGAAAAGGGTGATGCAGGTCAAACTGCTCCTGCTGGACTGAATGTACAACTACAATATGGTTCAGGTTCTGAAAGAGGTCCGTTAGTTGGCGGAGGCTCTAGGGACAAAGAAGGTGGGGTTGTTGAACAACTTGACGAAGAGACAGAAGAAATACCTTTTGAGAAAGTAATTGGGAAGGACCTATACAAGAGACTATTAGAGGACTAATTTGCAAAATAGTTCAAAACATGATAGTGTAGTACTATGCCCTAAATGTAAGGGCACGATGTATGTTAATCAAGATAAGGATTTACAGTGCATAATTTGTGCAAAGATATTAGTTACGGAGATACAGTTTGAGTACGATTCCAGAGCAGGCAAAATCAGAGATAATAAAAAGAAGAAATTTAGGGGCTACTTGGACGAAGATAGCGGAATGGTTGGAAGCGGAGTACGGGCTTCAAATACACAGGACAACCATACAAAAATGGTTCGACAAAAATCATTGGGAACCGGAAGAAGAACTCTTAGTAAACGAAGAAGGAACTGAGAATAGAATAAAGCTAGATAAGAAGCTTGCTGCTTATAAAGGTGAAGCTAAGTATTATAAGAAACTGTATGACGGACTTCTAAAAGATACTATAAAGCAAGAAGTCATTATAGAAACCATTCAAGATTACACCAAAGGATTCCCTTCGGTACCTCTAAAACATTTAAACAACTCTGATAAAACCCCATTTGGTCACGAAAAACAAATTATGGTTGCTCCTTTATCTGATACCCACATAGGAGAACATGTATTCAAAGAGCAAATGCGGGGCTTGAACGAGTATAACTTTGAGATATTTAATAAACGTATGTATGGTTGGGCTAATCAAATACTAAAGCATACATCTTATAGAAGACAAATAGCTCCGGTTGAAGAACTAGTTATTCCAATGTTGGGTGACATGATTAGTGGGGACATACATGAAGAGTTAGCGAGGTCTAATATGGCTAACTGTATGGAGCAGATGATTAGGGGAGCCAGCATTATAGCTCAAGCTTTGATGTATTTAGCTCCACATTATACTAAGATTAGAGTTCCATGTGTGGTGGGTAACCATGGGCGAATGACAAGAAAACCTCCTATGAAAGATAAGTATATGGATTGGGATTATATGCTGTATCAATGGATGGCTTCATTTTGTAGGAACCAAGAAAACATAGAGTTTCATATTCCAAGAAGTTTTATAACAACCTTTAAAATACACGATAAAGTAGTTCTTATAACTCATGGCGACTGTATATCGGGGGCTGGAAGTAGTGGAGCTATCCTAAACTCTATTACTAAATTACGAAGTGTATTTCAGTTTAGAAAGACATTACAGCGGGAAATAGAAGGTGCGTTAGATGGGGACTTAGAACAAGAGTTTGATAGTGTTATGATAGGACACTTCCATCGTATTGACGAGTTAGATATAGGTACAGGTGAACTACATATATGTGGAACTATGAAAGGTCCTGATGAGTTTGCCCTACAGAGACTACAAGCAGCCACTAAACCTAAACAGTTGGTTACTTATTGGCATCCTAGATATGGTTATATAGGTAAAGACATTATTTATTTGAATCGTTATGACAACAGTAAACGTAAGTTTATAGACAAGATTCCTGAGAAGTGGAGAGACTTAGAGGCATAAAACAGTATAATAAACTATGCCTAGGAAACCACAACCTACAAATGAGACTGAAGCTTCTGTTCAGATTATGGAAGAGCTGGCCGAAGAAACTCTAGAAAGATGTATAAAACTTTTACCCCGAGAAGTGGGTGATATACGTGAGTTTTTGTCAATTAAGGCAGAAGAGGATAGTTTTACTATTGATTGGGAAGGCCCAGCTGCTATTGTAGGCTTACCAGAAAAATATATGGAATCTGAATCTGTTTTTGTTCCCCAAGGCACAAACCCCAATACAGGTGGACCTTATAGTTACACAGCGGATACTAGAGAACATAGAAGGACTAGAAATGGTAAAAGTTTTAGGGTGTCAGCACACACTAAATACTATTCACCGGGATTTAAGCCTGTAAAGGGAGAAACAAGTGGACGTTGGTACACAGCCAATGCAGAAAATAACTTTGGATTAAAAATGAGCTCATTAAGAATTAGGCGGAATTTTTTACAAGAGGCTTGGTCTAAAGTTTATTACGGATTAGATAGAGAGCTTCAAAACTTATTACCTAAAGTTTTGGAGATAAGTTAATAGGAGGAGAAAAAATGGATATTAGAGATGTAACAGCATCACAAGAGTATATTATAGCCCGTCATTCTAAAATGGTGGGTAAAGTATTAGATTTAGTAGAAGCGTCATTACCAGAAGGTAATCAATGTGACAAATTGAAAAAACTTTTACAGGTGCCATTATACGATTTTCGTAATGAAATGATTCAATTAGATTCAAAAGGTCTGCCAGATTCCGAATAGTTACTATAAACATATTATAATCGAGTAGGATTTTTTGATTTCTTCAGTATAATAAAATAACGTTAAATATAACGTTATATTTCTTTCCATAATTTAAAAGGTCGGATGGCTAAGACCAACCTTTTATGTTTGATAAGAAGAACAAATTTAATTCATAGGAGGTTTTAAACTATGGCAGATTTAAACGAAAGGCTTGAAAAGCAGATGGAAGGCACTAATCTTGCTCTAGCAGCTGTAGCCGAAGTCCTACAAAAAATGGACGGAAGATTGGCTAAAGAAGAAGCTGACAAAGAGGAAGAGGAAATGGAAAAAGCCGAAGCTCTTGCAAAAGCCGAACTAGTGAAGTCTATCGCTGCAGAGGTACAAGCAGTTCTTAAAGCTTCAGAAGGAGACAGCTATGCTGGCTCAGACGCTTCTGGTGACGAAAGAAAGGCAGACCCAACAGGCGGTACTCCACAAAGTGCTGATGACTCTTCAAGTGATGCAGATATAGATGCAAACATTGAGGAACAGCAAAACACAATTCAAGCCGCATATCACGGTGACGATGAAGACAAGAAGGAAAAGGGCATGCATAAAGGGCATGACGACGATGACAAAGAAGAGAAGGGAATGTACAAGGACGACGATGACGATGAGGCAGCCGACGAACCTGTAGACGAGAAGGGTATGGATGATGATGACGATGATTCTGACGACATGAAAGCAATGAAGAAACAGTTAGAAACTTTGAAGAAACAATTAGCTGAAACTGAGGCTAACATTTCAAAATCTGTTCAAGCTGAATCTGAAGCAAGACTCAGAAAAATGGGATTCAGGGAAGAGACTGGATTACAGGCTCCAAAAGTAGTAAACAGTTTTGGTATAGATGACACAACACCTATCAAAAAATCAACTGCAACTGCTGACACAGCCGGACAACTTGCAGAGCTTTCTTACTCAGAATTAAGAAGAATGCAACACCAAATAGAAACTGGTGACACAGATGGTGTCCCTAGGGAACTATTAGGATAATAAATAAAAACAATCTACAGGAGATTTAAAAACAATGGCAAACCCAAGTTTAAGTGAATATCTTGCACAGTCTCAAAGAGGATTGTATCAGTCTGTATTCGGTAACGAGTACCTACAAAAACAATCTTACTTTACTGTTGACTCTGCTACAGGTATATTCAACACAACATACGGAAGAAAAGTTTGGCAGGCTTTAAACAACCAAACCAGATTTTTCAACGCTATCCCTAGAGTGGTCTGGGGAAATACTGCTGGTTGGAGGGTAAGAACTGATAGAGGTTCTGGCCGTTCAAGACCGGTAACTGAGACAGGTTCTATCCCAACTGTTGATATCTCCAACATTGAATCAGTATCTAGTTTACCTAGAATTGTTTCAACTACATTCGGTGCTTCAGTGAAGTCAGTATTCACTGCACAGCTAGAAGGTGGTGTTGGTGATGTTCTAGCATTGGAAAACGAAAATGCTCAATTGGACCACATTAAAGAAATTAACGAAGAGTTGAACGCAGGTTCAGCTTACTTGACATCAGCCGGTGGTGCGACATCATTCACAGTTCCAGCAGCAATTGCTAAGAACTTCAAAGTTGGTGACGCAGTAGCTCAATATGACGTTTCTGCTACAGGACATGACAGAACTTCTGGTTCTGCTATTTCTGCAGTAAACACATCTACTGGTGCTGTTACAGTTGCTTCAGGAACTACATTCGCTGATGGTGACGTAGCTTACATTTTCTCAAGAGCAGGTATGACTTCTATTGACGATATTGTTATGGAAGACGGAGCTGCTGTTGGTGGTGGTGAAGCTAGGTCAAGAGCTTACGACCTAACTCTAAATGACAGAAGTTCAGGAAACTGGAACGCTGGTGCATCTGTTTCTTATAACTCAGGAACAGGAAGAGCACTAAGTCTAAACTTACTAGACACAGCAATTCAAAAAGTAAGAGAAAATG